CCAGTTCTGGCATGAAAATGTATAACCTAGAATTTGAAGACACGCAGACAAACGGAACGTCAACTGAATTTGGCTTTGGGACGCAATACCTTCATTCAATGGTTAAAAATCGACTAACGACAGCAGTCGGAACCGGGACTGATTGCACTTCAAGCCATTACTTCCTTAATGAAAACTTCGACACAGGACGCTTGGAAGTCCGAATGTCACCATCATTGAATGAATTGGACTATTACACTGAAGTGATAAAGACAGGGAAAATTGTCTTCAACCAGAACAACCGCCTGTATATCGAAAACAATGGCGACCAAGTTATTTTAACAAGCCGCGTTCATGGCGGGATTACAGGAATTAGTGGTTCGGGAAAAGGCGGTTCTGGCACAGGTGACTTCAGCGAAGAGATTTCAATGCGTCGCCCTAACGGAACTTGGACGGCATGGCTGGCCTTCAGCACCGCCAACGCTTCAACACAGATTGCTTCGCTTCCGGCTGACGCCGATAATCGCATTCAAGTGCGCTTTAGAATAACCAAAACCAACGGCGGTTTGGTTGATTATCTGAATGGAATTTATCTAACCACGACGTGCGATAACACCTATCGTGAACCATTCTTTTTGACGCAAGCTGAAATAAATCTTTCAAGCATTGTCCCGGGAAGTCGCGTTCTAATTCGCGATACGACTGACCCACAAAACAAAATTATCTTGTTTAATGAGATTGCAAGTTCTAGTGATTTCGTGAAGTTCGTTGGCTTTACGGCGAATTTGCCGCTTGAGATTAGAGTTCGAAATGCGTCTGGCGTTGATAAATACAAGCCATACGAGGCGATAGGAACTTTAACAGCAAATGGCTACAGCTTAGTAGTGAACCAAGAAAGGGACGACTAATGGCATTCTGGGACGATTTTAGTTTAGACGACGCAGGGGCAGGGGTTTTCGACCTTCGCCACACTTCAGGAACGACGCGCTACAGCGTCCTTGAGCTTCACAGAGCGGTTCAAGATTTGGCTGACGACGAAACAAGCACAAGTGATGACGATAACGACATTACGCGGCCCGTTCTTTCATCACGCCAGACAGACAGGGCGATTACGCTTCTGAACGGCCTGAATATTGACGACGCCACGGCGCAGTTCATCACAGGCGGTTCAATTACGCAGGATAATGGCGACACGCTTTATTCAGGAATTGACCTTCAGTTTTTGGTTCAGCCATTCACCGCTGACGTTTACATGTTGCAAAATGACGCCCGCGTTGACCTTCCAGTTCCAAGCGGAAACGCCGTCACAGACAGCCTTTCATTCTTGGTAAAGGTCAAAAGCGCTGGCGCTCTTATCGACAGCGGCGACCTTCGTTTTTACACTCGCGTTTTAGGGAACACAGGTTCAGACCTTGCCGTCAATGTTTCAGGCGGCGGTTCGACAACGGTCTTCTTGGGACCGGGTAGCGACGCAAATGTTGATAATGCAGCGGGCGCGACTTACGCGGCAATTCTCGCTGATTTGACGATTGCATTCGGCTCTTTCAGCTTTGACGTGAACAATGGGAATGGGGCGCAAAGCTATGACGCCCAAGTCACAGTTTCAAATGACAGGACGCCGCTTGAAGTATTTCAGGCGCTTCAATACGTCACCCGGGACGGCTCAACCGTTGACCTGAATGGCGACGAAGGTCAGTTCTATCGCATTGCTTCAGCAGGCTATACGCCGCTTCCGGCAACGCCATTGGCTTCATTCGCTGGTGGTAACATTACAGGCGCGCAGGGCGTTTACTTCACAGGCTTTGACGCTCAATATGCGCAGAACTTCATTGGAACGGCTGGCAGCGGCGCTGTTCAAACACCCCCGAACACAGTTCCGATTTCAGTCACTTCAACCGTGTCAGGTGACAGGGTTGCTGTTTTCCGGGCTGACGGCGCAGCAATCGACACAGACGAATTTGCGCTTGCGGCAGGCAACGACAGCGGCGACGGGACGGTTGAAGTCAAGTCTGCTATCGGCCAAGACCATCCGCAGTCCGGCTTTGTCCGCGTGTTCAATGGAACGTCATTTGACCGCTATGCTTACTCTTCATTCAGCGGAACAACCTTCACGCTTGACGGTGTGACGCTTTCGCAGAATTACGCTGAAGACGCTGACGCATTCGTTCCATTCATTGACGCTGACAGCACAGGCGGAACTTTAAGTTCAAGCATTATTCAGACTGTTGCAATCCCGGTCATTGTCCGCGTTCGTAACGGTTCAGAGCCTATTGTTCCATTCGAAACGACTGGCACAATCACAGCAAACGGCTTTTCTATTGGTGCAATTCGCCAGTCAGACGCCTAGTGAATGGCCTATAGCGTCAACCACGCAACGCGCATTGTCACGGTTCCGCGAAATGACATGCCGCTAGTTCAATCCAGCCCCGAAATTCGGCGGCTGGATTTAAGCGTTTTTCATAACAACGTCAGACAGCTTGAAGACACTGAAGAGGGCATTATTTTTCAGACTGAAGGTCGCCCGACAGGTTTAAGCGGAATAATCGCCAAGACGCCCGAAAAGTCATTTGGCGGAACAACTTTGCCGCAAGTTATTGAGCTTATAAATAACTACAATGTCGTTTTTGAAGACGGTCTTTACGCTGTGAATGTCGAAGGCGGGAACACAAACCTAAACGACAGGACGATAAAGAACCAAGTCAGCCTATCTGTCTCAAATTCCGCTGGCCTTGTGAATGGTGACATCACTGACCAGATTGTTGAAGGCGACGAAAGCGTTCGCGACGTTCTGCGCCTTATCCGGTCTGCTGTCGTCGGAAAGGCTTCAGGCGCAGCAACAAACCAAATGCGCTTCAGAGATAAAGCGGACACTAAAGACCGCATAATTGCCGACGTTGACGAATACGGCAACCGCTCCGGCATTCAAACGGATGCAGCGGACTAATGTTCGCCCCGCGCTTCTTCGGCGTTAGGCATTTCGCCCCTAGACACTTTGCGCCCGGACTTGATGAAATCCAAATTCCCGAGCCAGTAAAGCCGCGCGGCGGCGGTTATGGCGGCTTTATTTCAGCGGACGACGCCAAGCGCGCCAACCTAGCGAAGCAGGCTTTTGACAAGCGTCAGAGAGAGTGGGACGAAGACCTTTCCCAGATTATTGAAGCAGCGTTCAACCGCGAACTGAACAAGGCGGGCATTGCTGGACCGCAAAAGAAGAAGCCCGTCAAGACGATACGAAAGAAGGTCACTCGCCGCGTTTATGATGCCGTTAAGACAGATGAAATGGGCTTCAAATTGGCAGAAATCGCGCGTCTGATTGACGATTACGCTGAAGTAATTTCGTCGTATTGGCTTGACATAATCCGCCGACAAGATGAAGACGCAATAATTCTATTATTATTGGAAGCGTAAAATGACCAACGCAGCTTACAAAAAAAACTACGATAATATTGATTTTTCGGACCTTCAGGGATGCACAAGAATTAACCACTCGACTGAAGAGACTGGCAAAAGAAGCAATCTTTCCGCGCCCATTATCATTGGCGACAACATTGACGTGAAGTCAATGGCTGACGGAAAGCAATACACTTCGAAGCGCGCTTTGCGGAAATCTTACCGCGAACAAGGCTTTGTCGAAATGGGTAACGAGCGCCCAAAGCGTAAGAAGCCCAAAAGAAAACCCATCCGCGAAAGCGTTGAAAAAGCTTTTGCACAATCCAACCGCTGAAAGGAAAAACAGCACTATGACCGACGAACTATCACAAGCAACGCCTGATGCCTCAAACGCACAAGCCGCCAGCACTGCTGACGAGCCTGTTAGTTTAGAAGCGAACATTGATGCCGCATTTGACGCAGTTGACGCCAAGATTGGCGACGACGAAGCCGCTGCTGCGAAGGCTGAAACGCCTGCTGTTGACCCTGAAAACCCAACCCCGGAAGCTGCTGCAAATCCTGACCCGGAAGCTGAAGCCGCTGCTGCTGAAGCTGCAAAAGCCGCTGAAGCTGCTGAACAGGCCTTGGCTGCGCCGGACCGTTTCACGTCTGCTGCAAAGACAGAATGGGCAAACACGCCGCCTGCTGTTCAGGCTGAAGTTGACCGAATGAGAACGGAGCTTGAAAGCGGATTATCTCAAAAAGACGAACAGCTTAAAAAATATGAAGGCCTTGAAGAGTTCGTTTCTTTGGCGGAAAGCCAAGGCCAAACCGTCGCTGATATGGCGAAGAATTACGCAGGAATGGAAAACATGCTTCGGAAAGACCCGATTGCTGGCTTCCAGCAGATTGCGCAAAACCTTGGATTGAACTTCCAGCAAGTCGCTGCGCACGTCCTGAACGTCCAGCCAAACCAACAGGCCATGCAATACGAGCAAACGATTAACGGGCTCCGCAATGAGCTTTCCGGCTTGAAATTACAGTTTCAGAACATCGACAATTCAATGACTGAACAGAACAACGCAGCGCTTCAAGGTGAAATTGAAGCGTTTGCCAAAGACCATGAACACTTCGAAACGGTCCGCGCCGACATGGGCGGATTGATAAGCAGTGAAATGGCGAAAGACCTTCCCGAAGCCTATGAACTCGCTGTCAAAATGCGAGGCCTGACGGCTACACCGAAGAAAATTACGAAAGACGAAGACTTGGCGGCTCAAACCCAAAAAGGCAAGCTTTCCGTGGACGGAGCGCCAGCTTCAGGTTCAAACCCTGATAAGGCAAAGCCGCCCAAATCAGCAAGAGAGGCCGTTGACCGCGCATTTGCGACCATCGGCTAAAGTCAACATTTTAAGGAGCATTTATTATGGCACTTAATCCCACCGAGCGTTTACAAGAAGCGTTCTCATTGGCGCTTGAAGATAGGTCAAAAGGCTATGCCGACTTAGTATCTAATTCGAACGCCATTCTCTACCTAATGAAAAAAAAGGGTGGATTTAAGAAGTTCAGCGGCCCGACTATCCGGGAACGCTTGCTTTATAACGAAAGCGGAACTTACACGCGATATAGCGGTTATCAGCTTTTAAACCCCAAACCAGCAGAGTTGTTCAACGACGCTGAATTCATTCCGAAAATGGCGGCTGTCACAGTCACGCTTTCGGGCGAAGATATTCTTAAAAATTCTGGCTCAAACCAGATTAAGGACATCATGGCGGAGCATATCAGCGCCGCTGAAACAGAGCTTGAAGACCGTTTTTACGAAGACCTTCATTCTGACGGAACGGCTGACGGCGGTAAGCAAATTACTGGCCTGAAGGCAATCGTTCCAACTGTCGCCAACGCAGGCGTTTACGGCGGTATTTCCCGCGCGGACAACGAAATTTGGCGCACTAAGTCGTTCAACATTGGCTCTGACCCGTTTGGCGACGGCAATACAACTGTGACGGCTGACACTATCCGCGAAATCATGTCTAACGTGATTATCCAAACGACCCGCAATAAGCGCTCACCTGATTGTTTTGCAATGTCTGCTGAACATTACGTGGCTTATGAAAAGTCCGTTCAGGAAATCCAGCGGATTACGACGGAAGGCGGTCTTGGCTCTCAAGGCTTTACATCGCTTAAATATCACGGCGGCGGACGCTCCGTTGACGTGGTTCTTGAAGGCGGTATCGGAACGGCTATGCCAGCCAACACGACTTACTGTCTCGACACTAAGGCGCTGAAGTTCCGTTTCCATCCGGACCGGAATTTTGGCAAGTTTGGCGGAAAGCAAATGCCTGTTAATCAGGACGCTATCGTTCAGCATATTGGTTTCTTCGGAAATCTTACGCTGAATAATCCGTTATTCACTTCAAAGTTCTTCACGTAAGAACGTCAACCCCAAAGCCTCCCTAGCCACGGCTAGGCGGGCAATTTAAGGATTTGGAAATGGTTAAATCTGTTACACCTATCGCGGGTTTTGATGCGGAAGCGGTTCATTCAGCCTCTTCAACATTCAAGCCGCCTCACAGTGTCGGAACAACAATCAAAGCGGACGACGGGCATGATTATATTTATTCCCGGGCTTCAGCCGCGATTGCAGCCGACACGGTTTGCATTTTGACTGAACCAGAGCTGACAATGGCGACAGGCGCGGGAGATTGGACTTCACCGTCCACCGCTCTTGAGGCTGACGACCATGCTTGGTTTATGAAAACTGACATCTAGCAAATAAGGTTTGGGGGCTTCGGCCCCCTTTCCCGTTCTATACGAAAACCCTGAAAGGAAATGAAAATGAGCGAACAAGCGAACGGCTGGTTTTACAAAGAGGCCGTAAAAAACGAACGTAAAAGCGCAGAAGAAAAGCGCGCTGTTTTTGATGAAGTCGTTATGGTTATGATTACCATTCCCGGCGACAATAAGAATAAATTTGTGGACATCGCCAATGATGAATACAAAGAGCGTTTCCCTGCTGCATGGAAACAATACGAAGCTTCAGAAGCCCAAGTTGGCGAAGGGACGCCGCTTGAAGAGTGGCCTTTAATGACAGTCGGACGCTGCAAAGAATTGAAGTCTTTGAACATTCATTCTGTCGAGCAGCTTGCGGAACTTCCTGACCAGTTTATTTCACGCCTTGGAATGGGCGGACGTGAACTTGTCGAGCAAGCCAAGGTTCGTGTCCTGTCGTCTGACAGTGACGCTGAAAAGCTGGCGCAGCAGGTCAAAGACCTAACAGCAGAAGTTGAAGCTCTGAAGAGTGACGGCGGCGGTTCTGAAGGCAGCACTGAAGCCGAAAAAGAAACAATCGCCATTCAAGAACGTCAGATTAAAAATCTTCAGGCGGACGTTGAAACTTTGACGGCTGAAAAATCTTCGCTGTCTGAAAGCAATCAGTCTCTTCAAAATCTATTTGATGAAGAAAAGGCCAAAACTACAAAGCTTGAAGCTGACATTGAAGCGCTAACCACGCCGCAAGAAACGCCCAAAGCTGAAGACGCAGCCAAGGGCGACGGAGCCAAGGTTGACGCTAAGGCTGCTGAAGACGAAGAGAAATCCGCCCTGCGCGCTCAAATCAAGGAAAAGACTGGTTCTGCTGTGAAAGGCAACCCTTCCCTTGAAACTCTTCGCAAAATGGCAGCTGAATAGCCATGACCGTTCTAGCCGTCATTCAGCGAGTTTGCCCGAAAATAGGGCTTTCCATTCCAACAGCCGTGTTTGGTTCAACCGAGCGCGAACACATCGAACTTGCTGAAATGGCAAACGATGTGGCTGAAAAGATTGTTGAAGCCCATGACTGGCAAGCCTTGACGGTGGAACACACTATTCAGGGCAACGGGACGACTGAAGCGTTCGACTTTCCAGCGGATTATGACCGCATGATTTTAAACGGTGACGTTTGGAATAGTCGAACGAACAACCCCGTTGACCCTCTTGACCTGAACACGTTTCTTAGCCGCGAAGTTCGCGGTTTTGACGTGTATTCAGCTTACGTCATTCGCGGCAATCAAATAATTATCCGGCCAATTATGGGCGCGGATGAAACTTGCCGTTTTCACTATATCAAGAAAACGTGCATCACTGGCGTTGCTGACGGCACAAGCAATCACAATGAATGCTTCACAAGCGACGACGACGTTTTCAATCTTCCTGACCGCCTTCTTCGCCTTGGAATGATTTGGCAGTGGCGGGAAAGCAAAGGCCTTCCTTACGCTGAAGACATGGAAAACTTCGAAATTGCGCTGGCGAAAGAAGTTCGTTCAGAGCGCGGTTCTAAGGTTCTTGTTATCGGCGGGAACAAGCTTCGCGGATATAAAACCGCATACCCCCACGCGATTGTTTCCTAATGCGTAAGGCGCTGAACAGAAACAGGGCGGTTGCCCGGGACAAGACGTTTGACGCCCCTGTTCGCGGCTGGCTTCAATCTGTGAATAAGGGCAAGGTCACCCCTGAAACAGCAACCATTCTTGACAACTGGTTTCCTGAAATTGACGGCATTCGCGCCCGGTCAGGAACCGAAAGATTTGCGCGCATTCCAAATCGCGTTGAAAGCATGTTTTCTTATGAGGCTGGTTCGATTGAGCAGCTTTTTGCTGCTGACGAAAACAATATTTACAACATCACTGCGCCTGCTGACGCTGAAACGAACGTGGCTGCGACTGTGACGGGTCAGACTAACGGCAAATATTCAACAGCGACAATGGCGACTTCTGGCGGCGTGTTTCTTACGGCTGTAAACGGCGCTGACACGCGCCAAGTATTTGACGGGACGAACTGGACAACGCCCGCAATAACTGGCGTTGACAGCGCCGATTTGTCGAATGTTTGGGCTTATAGAAACAGGCTCTTCTTTGCCGAAAAGGACAGCTTAAGCGCATGGTATTTGGGGACCGAAAGCATTTCCGGCGCTGCGCAGCAGATTTCGCTGGCGGGCGTCTTTGCCAAGGCTGGTTCAATTCTCTTTGGCGCTACATGGTCGCTTGATGCTGGCGACGGACTTGACGACTTATGTGTTTTCGTTTCGACAAATGGCGAAGTCGCGGTTTACCAAGGAAACAACCCTTCAGACGTGGACGCATGGGCGCTGCGAGGTGTTTACGACATTGGTCCTCCTCTTGGTCCTGACGCATATTACAGGGTTGGTGGCGACCTTCTAATTGCGACAGAAGACGGTTTAATCCCATTATCATCGGCAACTCAAAAGGACAGAACTACGCTGTCCTTAACCGCTTTAAGTTTCAATATAGAAAACGCATGGCGGAAAGAGGTCAGTAAGCGTCATTCATTTTGGAGAATTACGAAATGGCCTGAAAAGAATATGGCCTTCGTCACGTTTTACGAGCAAAGCGGCTCCGTTGATTATCAGTTTGTTGTGAACACTAGAACGAACGCATGGACCCGCTTTACAGGTTGGGATATGCAAGCGCTGGCGCTGTTCAAAGACCAGATTTATTTCGGCACTGCTGAAGGTCGAATTATGTTTGCAGAGCGCGGCGGTGCTGACGACGGTCAGCCATATGTTGCAACTCTCGTTGGGGATTACGACCATTTGGGAGCCCCGGCGCGCACTAAAGTCGGACGTATGGCGCAAGGCGTTTTTATTTCCAGTTTGCCGTTCAAGCCTGAAATCGGAATTTCGACTGACTTCAAAGACCAGACAGGAATTTCACCTTCTATTGCAGCAAGCCCGGTTCAGTCAGATTGGGACGCTGGACTTTGGGACGCAGCGACATGGGACGGCGAAGAGGCTCAACAAATAACAACGAAATGGGTTTCAGCGTTCCGCTATGGTCAGTATATCGCGCCAATGGTTCAGGTCGCGTTTTCAGACACAGCGGAGCCAAAAGTGAAGCTTGTCGCTGTCAATCTTACTTATGAATATGGAGAGCGCGCGCAGTGAAGCTTCTTTATGGACATGACCAAGCTGTTGCTGAATTTGTTTCAGCCGTCGTTCCTCGCTGCGAAAATGGATTTGGCCCCTGCAAAGCAATCGGCGTCGTTGATAAATCAGGCCTTCTTGTTGGCGGAATGGTTTATTCAGGTTGGGACGTTCACGCCAAGACAATCGAAATGAGCGGAGCGGCAATAAGCAAGCGCTGGCTGACACGCGAAACACTGAAGGGATTGTTTTCGTATCCCTTTGACGTTATCGGCGTTCAAATGGTTGTAATGCGCAACTCTGAAAACCAGACCGCGCTTCATAGGATGCTTCGTGCATATGACTTCAAAGAGTTCGTTATTCCGCGACTTTTTGGACGTGAAGAGGCTGGTCACATTTGGACGCTGACGCAAGAAGACTGGCAGAACAATAAATTTATGAAAGGTCGTAAAAATGTCTAAGCCTAAAGCTCCAACACCGCCAGACCCGCAAGAGACAGCGGCGGCGCAAACAGGAACCAATGTTGCGACAGCTATCGCAAATGCAACCCTGAACCAATATGACAGCTATGGCCCTGACGGTTCGACAACTTATAGCCAGACAGGAACCACGTCATTTCGCGACCCTACGACTGGTCAGACGTATCAAATCCCGCGTTACTCCGTTACGCAAACTCTGTCAGATGGTCAGCAGCAAATCTATGACCAGAACGAAGCGGCGGGGCAAAACCTTTCTGGCATTGCGCAAGACCAGTCAGCCTTTCTGCGTGACTATCTTGCTGAACCTATTTCGTTTGACGGATTGCCCGGACGCGGCCAGTTGAACGATAATTCAGGACAAATTCAGACAGGCTATAACCAGCAAAGCCTTCAAAATATTCAGTCAGGCGGACCCGAATTTAACGCAGTCAATGGCAGTGCTGGACTTCGTTTGACAGGGCGAAGACAGCCAAGGCTTCAGAATGGCTATGCGGCTTCAGGCATTGCTGACAGCACAAACTTTCAGGGTCAGAATGGCGACGCGAACCTTCGCCAGAATACAGGCTTCCAGCCTAATTATCAGAGCGGATATGACACGACGGGGCTGGAAGGTTTCACTGGAAACACGCCGCAACTTCAGCGTCAGGGCGGTTCTGCTGACCTAAATACTGATTTGGGGACAGCCGCCCTTCGCGATTTCAGCGACATTCGGCCAGAGTTTCAACGCCAAAATCAAAGCGCAGGGCTGAACACTGAATTAAGCCGCGAAGGTGTTACGCTTCAGGACTTTGCTGGAAACACGCCTGAATATCAGCAGAGCTATGTTGACGACTTCAGCGCCGACAGAAGTCGTGTCGAAGATGCCCTAATGCAAGACCTTGACCGCCAACATTCGCGTGATGAAGAAAGCTTAAACGCGCGGCTGGCTGACCAAGGCATTCAGCTTGGCTCTGAAGCATATTCCCGGGCTCAAGAAGACTTTCAGGCAGGAAAGGACCGTTCACGCTTGGGCGCTATATTGAACGCAGGGCAAGAGCAGTCCCGCTTGGCTGGACTATCGCAGCAGCAGGCCGCTTTTGGCAATCAGGCGCGCAGTCAGGGCTTTAACGACGACCTTACGCGCCAAGACTTCAACAACAACGCGGCACAGCAAAGATTTGGGCAGAACGTCACTGCTGGACAGTTTGGAAATCAAGCCAGACAGCAAGACTTTCAGAACTCGCAAAGCGCCATTGGTCAAAACAATCAATATTTGCAAAGCGAGTATGACAACGCCAGAAGTCAGACCGCGTTCAACAATGATGTTTCCGGGCAGCGCTTCAGTCAGAATGCGCAGGCTGGTCAATTTGAGAACGCAGCGCGTCAGCAAGACTTTGAAAACAGCCAAGGCATTGTTCGTGAAAATAACCAATATTCGCAGCAAGATTTCGGCAATCAATTACAGGCTGGAAGCTTCAACAATCAAGCTGCGCAGGGCAATAATGCCATTAACGCGCAGTTGGCGCAGTTCGGAAATCAGGCGCAAGGTCAGCAGTTTGCCGACAGCCTGAACGCTGCGCAGTTCTTTAATCAGGCTGGTCAGCAGCAATATCAGAACAGCTTCCAAAACCGGGCGTTCAACAATGATTTGCAGCAACAGCAGTTCCAAAACCAACAGCAGATTGCGGGCTTCAACAATGACCTGTCGTCAAATCAGGCGCAGTTCTTTAATGCTGCAAACCAGCAAGGCTATCAAAACCAGAACCAAGCTGACCTTCAGAACAATCAAGTTCGCCAAAGCTCTTTTGATAATTTCAACAACGCGACTGCGCAAAACAATCAGTATTCGCAGCAGGCCTATGACAATTATGTCAATCAGACTGGCTTGAACAACGCGACGACGCAGCAAAACAACCAGAACGCAGCGGCGCAGGCTGGCTTCAACAATCAGGCTACGCAGCAGCAATTCAACCAAGGCCTGACGGCTGCGAATTATCAAAACGACCAGCGAGAACGCGCACTGCAAGAGCTTCTTACGCAGCGGAACCAGCCGCTTAATGAGATTTCAGCACTTATGTCGGGCTCACAAGTCAGTCGTCCGCAACAATATCAAACGCCGCAAAGCAACATTGCGACGACGGATTATGCAGGGCTTGTTCAGAATAATTACGCGAACCAAATGCAGCAATATCAGCAGAGCATGGCGCAGCGTAACCAGTTGTTAGGCGGTGTTTTTGGTCTTGGCAGCACGTTAATCGCTTCAGATAGTCGCCTAAAAGACATCATTCGTCCGCTGGCGAAGCTGAAGAATGGCTTGACGATTTACTTGTTTAATTACATTGGTGAAAATATTGAGCGCGTCGGGTTAATGGCGCAAGAGGTTGCAAAGCTCAAACCTGAAGCAATCGTTCACATGGATAACGGATTTATGGCCGTTGATTATGGAAGGGCTTCAGCATAATGGCTTATCAAGGTTACGGTTCAGTTTCAAAGCAAGCAGAGCGTCAAAGAGCCTTGGCGCAACAGTTGATGCCCCAAAATATCGGCGCGCCTGTCGCTGGCATTGGCGGCGGATTAACGCAACTAGCTCAAGCCCTAATGTCCCGGAAGGCGAATAAAAAAGCCGATAAGCTTGAAGAGGCTCACCGGGTGAAAATGGCGGCTGCGCTTCAGAGCGCGACGGCTGGAATGTCACCTGACCAGCAAGCTTTCGCCCAAGCTTTCCCTGAACTGTTTGCGAAGTCGCAGGCTGCAAATATGTTCCCGGACGCCATGAAACAGAAGCAAATGGCGCAGCAGCAATCAAACGCTGACCGTCAGTTTGGTCTTCAGACACGCAGCGCTGACCGCGCTGACCGCGCTTTTGATTATCAAATGAACCGGGACATCGCTGGCGACAAAATCAGGGCTGAACAGCGCCAATATCAGCAAGGCCGTGACGCTCAAAACGACCAATTCAGAAACAATCAGTTCGCCTATCAGCAAGGACAGGACCGCATTTCAAATCAGCAGCGGAACCGTCAGATTGACGCCACGATTGCGAAAGCTAGCAAGACTGACCTTGGCAAAACCCCAATTTACCTTCGCGGACAAGACGGAAAAGTCAGCATTGGACAGCTTGGAAATGGTCAAGTTGTTCCTGCAAAAATTGCGGACGGAATGTCAATCGTTGACCCTATGCAAAAAGCCATGATGCAACAACAAGGACGCTCTGAAGGGAAAACACGCGGCGAAACAGCAGCCAACATGCCAGCTATCTTAAACAATGCTCAAAGGTCACTAAAAACAGTTGAAGACTTAATAAATCACAAGGGCATTGATGCGGGAACGGGTTTAAGTAGCGTAGTTCCGGCGCTTCCCGGCACTGACAAAAAGGCCTTTAATGTCGCAAATAAACAGCTTGGCGGTCAGGTGTTCTTGCAGGGATTTGAAGCCCTGAAGGGCGGCGGTGTTATCACTGAAATTGAAGGTCAGCAGGCAAAAGATGCTTTAGCCCGCGCAGATAAATCGCAGAGCAAGGAAGACTATATTGCAGCCCTGAACGATTATAAGGATATTGTTTCTGGTGGAATGGCTGCTGCTTACATGAAGGCAGGAATGGAACTTCCTGAAAACCTGAAGCCATACGCAATGAACATTCAGCAGGGCGGTCAGACGTTCGTTTATAATCCGCAAACAGGGGGTTTTGACTAATGACAATCACAGTCAAAGGGCCAGACGGCAACACCTATCAATTCCCGGACGGAACGCCGCCAGAAGTAATGCAAAGCGCCATGCAAAAACGTTACGGCGGTCCGCAAAATCAACAACCACAACAGCCGCCGCAAATGCAGGCGGCTTCGCCCATTCAGGGCGGCGCTAGTCTTGGCGATAGGGTTGGCGCGCTTTTGGGCGGTGGTCTTAAGGGTGCGACTTTGGGCGCTTCAGACCATGTTGAAGCTGCACTGTCTTCGTTAATTCCTGCTGACAGAATGGTTGCGCCTGACGGCTCTGCTGACATTAGGTTTGGGAAATACAAGCACAATCTTGAACAGGTTCGACGGCGCAATGAAAAGCAAAAAGATGGGGCTCCAAAAACTTACACAGGCGGACAAATTGGCGGCGCGGTTCTAGGCCTTGGAAAACTATCATCGGCAAAAGCCTTGCCTTCTAGCTATGTAAAAGGAACGGGTCTTGGAAAAACGACGCTTGGCCTTGGTGCGGACGGTGCTGCGATTGCCGGGACGGAAGCCCTTCTGAATGGGCGTGACGCTGTAAAGGCTGCTGGTGAAGGCGGCTTGATAGGTGCGGGCCTGAACGTCCTTACACGCGGCGCAATTCGCGGTTCTTCGCCAGTTGTTCAAAATATAAAAGCGCGCCTAAATCCTGAAAAAATGGCAACCAATATGCTTGTGAACGCGCTGAAGAAAAGCGGACAATCTGTTGATGACATAAAGAGCAAATTAAACAGCGCCAAGGACGACGGCGTTGGCGAATTTACCATTGCAGATGCGCTAGGCGAACAGGGTGTGCGCTTGGCAAGCGGCTTGACCCGCCAGCATGGTCAAGGCGGTCAGCGCCTTGCCGACTTCCTCAACCAGCGCCAGTCTGGTCAATCTGGTCGCATTACAAACGCACTGGACGACAGCTTTAAAACTGGCGGCAAAACGGCTGAAGATGCGACAAATGAAATTTCAAAGACAATCCGTCAGACAGACAAAGCCAATTTTGGCAAAGTTCCTGACGAAGCGGTTCAGCCAACTTCAGCTATGGCTTTCATTGAGAAGAATACGCAGGCCGTGAAGGACGGAATTAAGCCAACCAAAATTGAAAAAAAGCTGGCGGAATATAGCGACCTAATCAAATCTGGCGGCGAAGGCGTTGGCGCGCAGCGCCTTATTTCCATTCGTCAGGATTTAGCCGACGCAGCAGACAAGGCATTTCGCGGCGGCAAGGGTGGCCTAGGAACGAAACTTAAGGATTTGCGTTCTGCGATTGATGAAGACATTCTTCGCGTTTCGCCAGCTTATAGAGATGCGAACGCCGCAAGTTCTGCTTTGCGAGGTGTTCGCGGAAATATTAAATCAGGTCAGCAGGCCGCAACAAGAGGACGTCACGAAGACATTGCGGCGGCGCTTCGCGGCACTTCCCCTGAAGGAAAAAAGGCTTTTGCGACTGGCTTTGCTGACACAAATATTGCGCGGACACAGAAGGCCGCTGAAGGCTCAAACGCAGCGCGACCATTCACTAATCAGCGCTTCCAAGCTCTTGCGTCTGAATTGAATGAAGACGGCGGGGAAAAGCTTTTGCGTCAGATTAGTCGTGAAAACGATATGTTTATGACAAGAGCGCGGGCGACTGGCGGCTCAAAAACGGCTGATAATCTTGCAGACCAAGCGAACGTCAATCCCGCTGTCGGCCTTGGTGTTCAATTATTTCGCGGCGACCTCCCCGGCGCTGCTGGTTACATTATTCGCGGCGCTGCAAATCGGGTCACTGGCAACAATCAGAACTCGCGCGACGCGCTTGCAGATATGCTTCTAAGTAATTCAGATGATGTTTTAGCCAAAGAGACTGCTCGCCGCATAAGAAGCGGGGAAAGGCTGACTGAAGCTGAACGAAAGGCGTTGGTTCCTCTTTTGGCAGCTTCTACTTCAGGAAGTCAGTAAAGAGATAAAGCGGAATGACAACAATGGCGGCTGAAATGTAGTGATAACGGTCAGCCCATAACGAATTAAAAATGCGTTTCATGTCTCTTGATATGACACGCAGAATGAAAAGGCAATAGGAGCATAAAATGCCACGTAATACGCAAAATGTTTATCAAGCGCCCCCCGGCACTTATGGCGTTTCAGGGCAAACGATTTCGTCCGTTAAATACAATGCTTTCGTTGACGATGTTGTTGCTGACCTGAACGCTGCGCGACCCATAAGCGCGGGCGGAACTGGCGCGACGAACATCGCAGCGGCGCGAACAAATCTTTCAGTTCCGTCAATCGCTGACCTTGATGCGCTTTCAAACACAGTCACAGGCCTTGGCAATACGAAGCTTAATCTTTCGGGCGGAACGCTGACAGGTGCGCTTACAGGCACGACAGCGACCTTCACAGGCGGCGTTACAGCTAATTTGACAGGAAATGTTACGGGCAATGTTACGGGCAATTTGACAGGTGACGTTACGGGTGACGTGACAGGCAACGCAGGCACAGCCACAACACTTGCAGCGACGCGAACATTCGGAATGACAGGCGTTGTGACGGCCACAGCGCAGAACTTTAACGGTTCAGGAAACGTCACGTTCACAACGACAATCGCGAACAATGCCCTTTCGATTGCGAAGACTTCAGGGCTACAAGCAGCTCTTGATGATAAGTTGAACGCAAGCAATTACACCGCGAACGACGTTTTAGCTAAACTTTTGACTGTTGACGGCTCAAGCTCTGGCCTTGATGCACAGTTTCTTAGCGGAAAGCCTTTGTCTAATTTCATTACCAAGGACGGCGCAGCAACGACTGGAACGGACTTCGACAACCACACTTCAACTGATATTGTTACCCTCAACAACGGTTCAGCAAACCAGCCCCAAGGCGGCTTCAATCACACCCTGTTCGTTATTGGTGGAATAAACGCGAATAATTTAATTCAGCTTGATTTTCCGCGCGGCTCGACGGAAGCTTATTTTCGTTCAAGAAGCGGGTCTATTTGGTCAAGCTGGTCGCGGTTTTGGAACAACAATAACCACGGTGCGGGAAGTGGCCTTGACGCTGATTTGCTGGACGGCCTTCAGGGTTCAGCCTACGCTAAAGTAACTGGCGGTTTAGGCCTAAGAGTGGAAAACACAAACCCGACTTTAATTCTACGCGATACGGACGGGACAGGAAACAATCACACTGGATGGGTTGGGTTTTATGACAGCGCCGACGCGCAACAAGCGTGGATTGGCTTTGGTTCGACAGGCAATGACAACCTCAACCTTCAAAATAATTATGCGGGCGGATTATTAACCTATAACAGCCAATTAATTTATCACGCTGGCAACTTTGACCCTTCCACGAAGGCGGAAGCCTCACACACTCACAGCATTGCGAATGTGGTTGGGCTTCAGTCTACGCTTGACGCAAAGCTAAACTTATCAGGCGGAAATATTACTGGAAGCTTGAGCGTGTCACAAGCAGAGCCTTCAATTCAGCTCATAGAAACAGACCAAGGGACAAGCACAAACCAAAGCCGCTTTGTCATGTCAGGCGGCGACTTCTTCATTCAGTCTGAAGGCCCGATTAGGTTCACAGGGTTTTTAGGAACCGACCTTACAGCGCTGACCGCAAGATTTGGAGGCGTCAATCGTGAAATTTACCACAGCGGCAACATTGGAGGCGTAGCAAACAGCACGTTCAGCATAGCTAAAACTTCAGGACTTCAGACTGCGCTTGACGGAAAACTTGACGACTTCACGACGGGAAGCTTGGCTTTTTCAACTGCCAGCGGTGACACATTACTTCAATCTAACAGTAATGGCTTCATTCGTATTGGCCCGCAAAATGCAAGCTTCTGTCATATCTACACTGACTTACCAAGCTTCTTCATGGACAAGCCTCTTCTTATTCAGGGAAGCACAGTTTATCACAGCGGCAACATTGGAAACGTCGCAAATAACGTCTTCAGCATTGCTAAAACTTCAGGCCTGCAAACTGCATTGAATGGAAAGGCTGCGACTTCGCACACGCATTCAATTTCAAACGTGACAGGTCTTCAGGCGGCACTAGATGCCAAAGAGCCAGCGCTTGCCGCTGACCAGAAGCGCAAAACAACCATATCGTCAGCCGCCCCTTCAGGTGGTTCAGACGGCGACATTTGGCTTCAATACTAATGGGCGCGTTCGCTAAAATTGCTGGCGTTTGGGAGGCCTTTGACCCGAAAGTCAAGGTTGCTGGCGTTTGGGAAGATGTTCAGACGGGCTATGTGAAAGTTGCTGGCGTTTGGGAAGTATTTTATTCTGGCGTCACGCCAGTCTCACTAAATGTTGCGCCTGCATTTGTTAGCGGTCAGGGTCAAGGCCTTGTTGTCTCTGACCCCGCCACAGGGACGCCTAGCAATGGCGTTGGCCCTTTCACCTATCAATGGTCAAAGGTTTCTGGCGACACTCTTGGAATAGGAAGCCCAACAAACGCGACTTCAGTATTTAGCGGGAACGTGCCGCCAGCAGGGTCTTTAAATGCAGTTTATAGGCTTACCGTGACTGACACAGGCAATTCAAACACAACGGCGTTTGATGACGTTGATGTGACTTTGATTGATGAATTATAGTTTTTAAAAAAGGTAGGGCTGGAATATGGATATTAGCGCAATAATTAATTTAATACAGGAAAACGGGCCGTGGGCGCTAACGGTCATTGCTGGCTTCGCCTATTGGCATGAAAAAAAGGCGCATGATGGTTCTAAAGAGAAGGAACGGACACGACTTCTTGAAGAACTTAATTATTTAAACCGTGTTCGCGATGGTGAACGCAATGTTTAGAAAATTCAAAAAGAACAAGAAAATCAGCATAGACGAACTTGAAAGACGGGTTAAAAAGGCACGTCAAGAGGCCGTCGAAGTTGCCCGCAAAAGCGGTCATTTGAAAGAACTGGCTGACGACATGCTTGGGCGCATTGCTGAACGGCAAAAACCGAAAGGCAAAGCCATTCCAGTTCCATCTAAAAAGTAATTTAAACCCTGAAAGGAAACAAAATGAAACAACGTGATTTAACAAAGGCTGAAGTTAAAAAGATTAACGCCGTTATGAAGAAAAACGGACTTGCTGAAGTCAGTAACGCCCGCTTGGAAAACATGACTAAGAATAGGGCAATTCTTCGCTACATTCCGAACAGCGACGCCCGCGACGGAGCGCTAGGCGAACTGGCTCTTGCAAAAGCAGGAATGCAAATCGCTTATGACGGCGACCCTACGACAATCGAAGGCGGCATGGATTTTGACACAGTTCCGTTTTCGTATGTCCTTATGGTTCGCCTTCCATTGTGGAAAGAAAAGAAGAAATGATGCGGTTCCTTTATCGCATTATCGCAGCGCTGGCGGTTTTCTCTCTCTTAACCGTCAGTGCCTATGCGCAGTCTTCAGCCTCTTTGCGAAAGCAAGAGCTTGAGCGCGTATCTATTTCCGAAATTCCGCTGGCGGGATATGACGAACCGAAGCCCGGCGACATTCCCGGACCGACTGAACCAGCTTACACATATTGGGGACAAATCTATGCAATCCGTGACGTTGACACTGTTCAGGGAATGGTTGATTTGGGCTTCAACACTCACATGTGGTTTGGCTATCGCTTTTCTGCCAATGACGGCTTTGAAATCACCAAGAAAGGCGGACGTTCCGCTTCACATGTCGCGCGTGGTTTTAAATGCCGCGATTTAATGGTTGGCTGGCTTGGAAGCAAACAGGTCTTTCCAAAGACAGCAAAATATCACCAATTCAACAAGCCAATTCGCGTTGTCGTTCAGAGCGTCAAAAGTGACAAATATGCGGAGCGCTGGCTTTTCGTTATTTACAAGGACGGTGTTAATCTGAACCAACTGGCCGCAAGGTCAGGCTGTTCGATTGTGACAACCTTCAAATCTAAGCCGCCATTTTATCCGCGCGACACGCCGATTACGGCGAATATGAAATAAGCCTGTTTGATTTCCTTTCGGGCTTGAAGTCCCGCGTGTTGTCCCAAACTCCGCGCGGGGCTTTTTTTATGTCAAAATCTGTGTTAGGGCGCGAAAATGCAGTTCTTCAATCCTATATGGCGTTATTTAGGCCGAATTTCGCCGTTTCAGCCGCTTCAGGACGTTTCTGACGAAGTTTTGATGAATGATGCCAAAGAGCAAGGCCGCTCACAGGCGCTTAAAACAGCGCCTAAGATGGAGATTGTCGAAATGCGTTCAGAAACATTCAAAAAAGCCGTTGCTGTCATATTCCGAAAAGAGGGCGGATATGTGAACAATCCGCGCGACAATGGCGGCATGACGAACAAGGGGATTACATATAAGACCTTGGCCCGTTGGCGTGGCGTCGCCCCTCAAACAATCTCTGAACGCGACATGCGCGGCCTAAGTCGCCAAGAGGCTGAAGACATCTATTACGCCCGGTATTGGCAGGCTTGCCGCTGTGACGACCTTCCTGACGGCCTTGACCTTCTTATTTTCGACTTCGCTGTGAATAGCGGACCCGCGCGCGCCGCTAAGTTCTTACAAGCCGCCGTCCGTCAAACCCGCGACGGCATTATTGGCGGAATGACATTGCGCGCCGTTTCCCGGGCGAACATTCCTGACGTAATTTCGAAGATTACGGCTGACCGAATTGCTTGGCTTAAAAAGCATGAAGACTGGGACGAATTCGGGAACGGATGGACGAAGCGTTTTCGTCAGATTGAACGCAAGGCCTTGAAAATAAATCATGGCGGAAGTTGGTAAGATGGAAAACGAGCAAGTTATACAAAACCGCCTTCAAAGTATAATTTCAGCGGCGGGATTTAACCCAACAAGCCTTATGATTACGGGCGCAATTACAGCCCTTGGAATTGCCGGGCATTTCGTTGACAGATATTTTTCAGGACTTGAGCGCTACAATTCGGGCTATAGCGAATGTGAAGCGGTCATTGAAGAGGTTGAAGGCGAAAACCAGATTGAAGTTGAAGGCGTTCTTTTCAACTATCAGGAAGCGTCTGACGAAATCGAAGACGAAGTTCAGGAAATCATTGTTGACGACGCGGCGCAATCTGGCGCGACGGTTGCAGATTTAAGGGACGCGCTGGACGACTGGCAGCGCAGCCAAGACGAAAGGAAACGACGCAATGAAGAAGAACCTAAGAGCCCTTGGCATTCTGACGATGTGCCTGATGATGTCAGCTTGCGCTTCAGTGACAGAGATAAAAGCCGCCGCAAAAGCGATTGAAGTCCCTGACACGCCGCCACAGCTAACAATCAAGCCTGAACTGCTAGAAGTCCAACCGCTGACTGAACGGCCTGCTGTCGTGAAAAACGAAGACCTTGCTGAATGGGCGGAAATCACTGACGACGACCACAAGCGCGACAGGAAGCAGCTTGAACTTCTTGTGGTTGCTGAAAAGCAGCGCGACCACAATCAGAACGAAATCAATCTGAAGTATGAAGAGAAAAAGGCCAAGGCCAAGGAAGCTGTCGAAAAAATCAACGAAATAAGCAACAGCGGGCGCGGCTCTTGGTGGAAAAAGTTCAATCCGTTTTAATTTTCGCCCTGCCTAGCGCTCATTTGTTGCCGCCATGCTTTTGAATTCATGTCGTGACGAAGGCGAAGTTCTTGCTGGCTGTATAAATCATTAAATTCGTCATAATCCAAATGCCCCTTGACGCTGTTGCATGACAGACATGCGCCAACGAGGTTTTCAGGATTGCTTTTGCCGTTCTTTTTCCGGGGCTTCTTATGGTCAATCGTGAACTTTCGCTTCACGCTGTTTGGAATTCCAAAAATCATGTCTATTTTGCAATAATGACACTTACCAAGGCATTCTGTAAAAACCCTTATTCTGCGCTCAAAAGAACTCATTCGAACATGTCCTTTGTTTTTTCACAGCGCGGCTCTGGCAGTTCGCGGCTGTCTTTTTCGTGCTGATAGGCTTTGCATTTGGGCTTGCCCTTATGGTCGTAAACTAGCTCTTTTGGATATTCAGGCGCGTCAATATCGAAAGCATGCATAAGAACGGAAATTTCGCACCATTCGCCGTCAAAATGCGGGTCAGTCATGTCGGGTTGTTTCTTGCATGAAGCGCACCATTGCGCTTCGAAGTATTCGCCTTCAGTCCCATTCGACGGGCGGTAAGGCTTGCCAGCGGCGTCAGGGATTATTACGGGCATGATTAAGTAAATTCTCTTGACTTGATAGCAGCGGCTTCACGTTCGAACCTGTCAGCCTTTTGGCGGTGTTCGCGCGCTTCCTGAAGGTCAATAGCGTCACGGCATTTGTCACGGTGATATATTGACCTTTTTTGCGCCCAATTCATGCGCTCTAAGTGGTTCATTTTACTTCAACGAATGCAGCGTGGCGAAGGCGGCTTTCAGCTTCGTTTCTTGCGCCAAAATTTAAAGGTTCGTCACATGACACACGCACTAAATTGATTAAGGCTTCAACAAATTCTTCAGGAACGGCGCGCTCTGTGACTTTCGATGTGTCTGCAATCACATGGTCTATCATTGCTTTGTGTCCATCACGAAAATTAAATCAGTGGTGGCTTTTCCTTGCCGGGTATAACCGCCCTTGCAGTCGTAAAACTCGCCGCGCGTTGTGTGAAGCTCACCTTCGGCTTCATGGATTTGCTCAAGAACGCTGCTTTCAAGCTGGCTTTCTGGCGTCAGGACGACTTGCGTTCTGCCCTCTTTTATGAATATCGCAGCTTTCATTTGTTTGGTTTCCTAAGTGTTGCTTCGCGCGCCCCATGTCTATTTCCCTGCGCAGCTTGCTAAAGTTGATTGTTTCTAAAAAGCGCGGATGGGCTTGAGATATGCGCTTTAGTGTGACGTTTTCAAATGGATGGTTTATGCCTGACATTGCGATTTCCTTTTAATTTTGCAACGTCAGGCATAGGCGGAGCGGGTTAATTAAGGGTGAAGAAACTGGACCAAATCAGGCTTGAAATAATCTGGCCCCTTCAGAATTTTCCCATCACCGCGAAGAATTGGCTTCCCGTCCCGGTCAAGCTTCGACATGTTTGAACGATGGACTTCAGCAAAAGCTTCGTCTTTGATGTCACCCATTCCAAGCTTCAAATAGAGCCCGTCCAAAATGTATTGCATGTCCGAAAGGGCGTCCAAAGCTTCAACCAAATCACCCGCATTGAACGCTTCATTAAATTCGTCCAATTCCTCTTGCATAAGATTTGCCTGAAGCGGAATTGTGTCTTCGTCCAGCGTTGGCTTTCCGGGAAGTGGAAGGTTGAAGGCCTTGTTCCACTCCCTAACCTGTTCGATTGTTGTCGGAGCCATTATGCCCCGCTTTCGTCGTTCAGCGGGTCGTCGCCAGCCGCTATTGACCGAGTTAATTCAAGAAGCTGTCGGCGGACGCGCTTTGACTTTATGCCTGAAATGGCCTTGGCTTGCGCTACGCCGTCAGTGCTGTTGATAAAGTCATAAACGGCGGCTGTGTCGCCTTCAGGCGAAACTTCCGTTCCTTGACCGTCTAAGCCCTGAAAAAAGAAGCCAACTGGCACGTCCATGACTTGCGACATTTTGAAGAGCCGGGATGCGCCGACACGGTTCGCGCCACGCTCATATTTTTGCACTTGCTGGAATGTAACGCCCAACTGGTCGCCAAGCTTTTCTTGGCTCATTTTCAGACGAATGCGCGTTCCAACATGCACGTCAATCGGATTTGGCGACCTTGGAGCGTGTTTGCTCTTAGTCTTGGGTAGTGTTGCTGTTGTCATAGTGTGTTTCCTTTCGTATGACGGTTTCGGTTGATTTTTTAAGAGCCTGTTTGTGCCAATTTAAAAGAGTGGCGGCTGTTGTGATTATGTGATGTTTGTATTTTTCCATGTCGCCAGCAGCGAAAGAAGAACAAGCTTTCTGTGATAAATACCCAATAAGCCAAAACCAGTCCCAAGCCGTTTTGATGTCGTCATGACCTTCAGGCCAGCGAATTTTTTGATGTTCTGCTTCTTTGGCTATTGCAGAAATGAAATTGTCATTTTCGGGTGTGTTGATAATGTCTTGAAGCCTTGAAACTTCGCTTTCAAGCTTTGCAATCTTTTCGCGGACAGGATTTGCACCGTTCCAGTCAGCCTTTTCGCCAGTTGCGCCAGACACGATTTGATTGACTTCGTGAACGATTGATTTTTGAGTTTTTGCTTCTGAAGCCCATATTTGCGCCTGAAGAATTACGTTCGCAATTATTTCGTCTTTTGCTTCGTTTTCTTCTTTCAGGCGGTTCACATAATGGCTTTGGCGGCGATGCCAAGAATTGCAATTACACGCCGCAATGTTACAGCTTTCATATCCCTCTGAATTCATAAAGTGACGGCGGGCGTCTAACTCTTCTTGCTCTGAAGGGAAGTCGCCGTTGAACTTCAATAAGCTTTCTCGAATGCTCATTTTGAGAACTCCACGCCCATGATTTTTGCGTTTGTTTTGCAGTCGTCTTCAGTGGCAAAATCACCGAAAACGTGCATTCCTTTGTAGCGCGTTTCGTCGTCGTCATAACTGAACCGCCAGCGCCAAAGCTTCGTGTCTTTGTCCTTTTTGGTTTCCCACATTCCAGCAACCATAAGATTGCCAACTTTCATTTCAGCTTTGCGTTTCATTTTCAAATTCCTCTAATGGCTTCAGCACTTCCATCGCCAGTGCGCGCGGGTCATTGTGGCCAGCGGCAATTTTACGAATGGCCTCAAGAGCCGCTTCGCGCGCCGCTCTATACGTCAGAGGTCTTCGCCGCCGTTCGTCATCTTCACGTTTTCTTTTAGCTGCTTGTTCTCGCCGCCTTTTGTCAGCAGCCTTGCAGTGAACGCCGCACCGCGTCGGCTTTCCATGCTCTTCAATAACGTCATATTTGGCCTTATTTCCGCACTGGTGCGCTGACCAGTCTCTAAACATTCTTTGACCGCAACGGCTATAATCAACATGACTGAAGCCCGTAAGCCTATCCCATCCCTTAAGAAGCTCTTTCATTTTTCAACCCTCGACTTCAGCAGAGCAATCAGCCCCAAAATAAACAACGTGAAGCCCGCCAATCCGACAAGGTTCATTGCCACGCTTGCGGTCCACCATTCGTTATATGAAAGATAAATCACGCCTTGCTCCGATTAACCCGGGCGCAAGAGAACTCCATGCGCTCTTCGGTCTTGCGAACATAAGCCGTTGAAGTTTCGAAATGGTCCGCAACTTGGCGAACGGTTTTGTCAGGATTTGCAATGGCGTATTCCGCGACCTTCAAGCCAAGGCCATGACGGATAGGGCGGGAAGGTTTGCGACGGGCTGGTTTCTCACAACCTCCCAAAAAGGAATTGCCCGCCGCTCCGTCAACCACGGGGCGCTGTGGCGACGAAATTCTTATTAAATCAATGTGGCTCATGGTCAAGACTGGCTTTCAAATGGCTTGTCGCCGGGAAACATGTCTTCGTCTTCAAGTGTTTTTGTGTCAGCAGACTTTGCGATTTGAACAAGCCTGTCTTTGAGCCCGGGGCGCAAGAATAAATCTCTGTAGGCTTCAACGTCGTTGTTTTTCATTCGCTCCATTGTCGTCTTTAGAACAGAGCCGCCGCGTTCAGCGGCACTTTCAAGCTCTGCAAGCTGATTGCCAAACTTATCAACAATCCCCCTGTTGGCTTCTTCAATCAGCATTTCGCCGTGAACGTTTCCAATAAGCTGACCGTCCTTGATGCACTCTTTGTAGCGTTCGCCAACCCGCGCATTTGTGACGGCGTGTGTTTCGCGGTCAATCGTGACATTTATGGTCAAGTCATATAAAATCTGGTTGTCACAGCATTCGCCAATGACATCTTTCTTCGAGCCCGGGTCAATGGTTTGCTTTAACCGAATGCAAAGAATGACATGCTGCGAAATCCCTAAAAGGTGATTTATGAAACGCTTGTGTTGCATTTTGGGCTTTGTCCACACATTGACCGAAACGCCTTTTTCGCGCTTAATTAAATCGGCTTCAATTTCCTCTTTGAACTCAAGAACGCCGCCGTCGCCGTCCCATTCATGCGAGGCGCTATCGAAAATAATAACGTCGGCTTCATGTTGAACGGCGGCTTCAACAGCTTCTAAACAGCGTAGCGGGCGAAACGGCGGGCGAAGGTCAATCACTTCAAACTGACCAACATCTTCATGCCCAACATACTCTTCAGACTGTCCGTTGTGAGTATCAATGACGATAATTTTTCCGTTTGGTCCCGCTATTCCTCGCGCCATTTTAAGGCTTGATAGCGTCTTACCCGCATGATTGAAGCCAAGAACGCCTATCTTTAAAGATTGTGCTTTTTTAACGCCGGGGCGCGGCGTGAATTCGCTTTGTTGTGTCATTTTTCTTTCCTTTTTACTTCGCCGTTTGCTTCGTAAGTAGTGACAGTTTTAATTGTCATTTTCACAGGCTGAATTGTTGAATGCCTGCACTTCACATTCCAATCTGAATGCGTAGTCTTGTAAAATTCACCGCCTGACGTTTTCCAAATTAAAACGACATAATTTCCGCCGCTTTCAGGTATTGAAACGCGGCTTTGAACGGTTGCGTCATTTAATTCTTCAAACCATTCTGAAAGGTGTTTTTCATCCCAATTCATTCTTCTAACTGCCACGGTTTGAAATCGCTATCGTCAAACGCTTTCGGGTTTAGCGGTGGAAGCCAGCGCTTATTCAGGCCGTTGTTTTCCATATACCAATGATAAAGTTTTGTTGCTCTTTGAACGCGCAAATGTCCCGTTCTATACATCGAAGTTATTTTGCGATTGTCGTCATATTTTGGAAGCTCACGAAGCAAGGCGTGATTGTATTTGCCGCGCTGCTGAATAAGGAACCAATATTGATGTGAACCTGAAGCAAAGCTTTCAAGCCATTCGTCGCTTGGCATATCGTCCTTTTCGCCGTGAAAGCCAACCGCAAAATTGGTGTTTTCAAGTCCGTCTTTTAACATAAGACGCGCGACATTGACGCCCTCTTGATAGAGAAACGCGCCAGTCAAATATCCGTGGTCATGGATTTGCCCCGCCGCAGCTTCGTCAAGAACCTTGCTGAATTTATTGGCAATGGTCTTATATTCAATCTGAATGTCCGGGCGAAGATAGTCGATGCGAATTTTGTATTTCACGCCGTCTTTAGTAAATAGAATTGAGACTTCAGGGAAACCGCCGAATAAGTGTGTTTCGTGAAGGCCATATTGTTTGATTATTTCACCCGCCCGTTTTATCTCTTCAATCTGTTTTTCAGTAAGCAAATATTTACCTTCGTTCGAAGCCTCATAATTTGCTTTAACTTCGTCGTAAAACAGCACGTCAGCGCCAGCGTCTTTCAACCTCGCCTTAAGAACGGGCATTGTTCCTTTTTCCTTAATGCCGCGCGTTTCGCAGGCCTTAACATAATCGTCTTTCATTTTTAGAAGAGTTACGCCGTGATGTGTTTCCCATTCTTCTTGAACGAAATTGTGAGCGTTGCGCGACCAAAAAACCGCTTCACCTTCAAGAGCAATATCATGCCACGCGCGACCTTCAGCTAACGCTTCTGTCAGGTCTTCAATGACAGCTTCAGCGTCATAATCAGGCAACAATGTTGGCGCTATAACATCTTCATAATAGACCAGTGAGCCTTTATTCAGCTTGCTTATGGCCGTTGTTGAAAGGCGGTCTTGCGCCGCATACTGCTTGAATGGCAATCCAAAATAAATGCCGTCTGGTAGCTGTTCAGTCATTTTTCAGTTCCTTATTTTTGCTTTACGTGTTGAATGCGGCGAAAGTTACCTCCGCAAACCTTGCATGTTTCAGGGTCGTTTTCGGTAGACTTAAAGATGTGATATGAATTAGGGTCTTCTGGCGCTGAAGCCGCACTTAGTTCGCAACCGAGACAGCAGGTTTTGTCGTGTCTATCAACATCGTGTGAAGATAATCCAGTAACGTCAACGTCGTCGTTCATTGCGAAAAGACGCCCGTCAACAGCAACCACTTTCAACCCTAAAGACCTCAACGCGCGAAACGCATTGATTAAATCACATAGAATTTCATTTTGTTCCGAAGTAATGTCTTTAGCCATTTTACTTGCCCCGCATTTCGTCAATCTGACGGTCAACATAGCGCTCTTTGGCGCTGTCAGAATGGTTGTAATTATAGTCGTCAATCATGTCGCCAAGCTTGCCCTCATAAGAGCCTTCAATGCGCTCACCGTCAGCGCGGTCAACCATGTCTTCGAAGACTTCGTTGAAAATCTCTTCAGTGACGTTTTCAGGGTATTCGTCAAAAGATGGGAAGCTGTCGGTTCTAATGTGAAGAATTAAATCGACAGAGTAGTTTTCGCATGTTTCAGCAAGGACGCCCTTAAGACTTTCGCGGGTCGCAGCGTTTGCACCCTCGACAGGTTCGCCGCCGTCAAACATCACAAATGCGTCAAATGTAACTTGCCCTGACATTATCCCGGCTCATTGGTAAGTTTTCCGTCAACATAAACGGGAAATTCAAACAAGGGTCGGTCAGCCTTAACTTCGTCTTTGATGCGCCGCATACGACTAATGGTTTCGTCAACCGCGCGACTGTGAACGTCATGTAAAGACCAGCCGACTTTTTCGCATTGTTCTATAGAGCCCTCAAACATGACAATGTTGCTTTTGTTGCGCTTGTCGCAAAGCGAATAAAGTTCACTCTTTGCATTTTTAATGATTGATAAATTTAGCACTTTAATTCCTTTTGGTTTGTTGTGAGAACGATTGCAACTTAGGGACAGAAAAACAGGTTGTCAAATATATTTTTTAAATTGTGCTTAATTTTTTCTTAATACTTAATTGACACTTAAGACCAAATCAGAATACCGCCGAAACAAATCAACACCTGAAAGGAACCATTATGGCCCGCGTTCAAGTCAGTATCGACAAGAAGCTTTATGAAAAAATGAAAGAGGTCGGGAAGGCTAATCGCCGCCGCGTTACGGACCAAGCTGACCTTATTATTGACATTGGCCTGCAAAAAGAATGCAAGCGCCTTGGCCTTGGATATGAGCCTCTTTAGTGGCGCGCAATCCCTACAAAAAACAGTCTTACAAGCCGCACAAATCAACAGTAAAGAGCCTGAAGTTCACCCGGGTTTACCGCTGCAACGGTCAAGGCTGTGGCATTATTCACAAAAACAAAGCGCCTGCGCAGTGTCATTGCGGTTCAATATCTTTTGACCATTTTCACAGTGATGTCGAAGCCAGATATTACGCGCTTCTTCTGCTTCTTGAAAGCAGGGGCAAAATATCGAACCTAAAAAAACAGGTTCGCTTTCCCCTTCATACGCAGGGGCCAGACGGTCTGAAAATCAAGGTTTGCGATTACATTGCAGACTTCGAACACGACGACGAAAACGGGAAGCGTGTGGTTACTGAAGTGAAGGGCGGCATGACTGAAGTTGCCAGCCTTAAAATCAAATGGTTTGAAGCCGAGTATGGCATTAAGCTTTATATTACGAAAGGATGCTGACCTATGTCAGAAGAACCAAACAACGCCACAAAGCCGGGCGGAAGCGGCAATATAAACGGGCTAGAAGACGCCATTAAGGGTCGTTTTGAAGCTGAAGTTGACGCCAGACTTGCAAGGCAAAAAATCAACGCGACTTTAAACCTTGCCCGCGCAACTCTTGAAGAGAAGGGCGTTCCTAAGAAAATTCAGGCCGTTGGTGTAACTTACATGATGTTCACGGCTGAAGAGCGCGCCGTTTATAAGGAAATGATTGATATAATCACGCCGATTATTGACGACAATTTTGAACCTGATTTATTCAAGCCAAAGAAGCCTGAAAAAAAATCTGAATAAAAGAAAAAGATTATCGGCGGGCTGAAATCCGCCGATTTTCGCCCTTGTATTAAAATGCAAATCATTTGAAAAAATAATTTGGGCGGCGCTGTTGAAGCAGCAACCGCCCGAAACAAACGCTGTCAGAAAGCGCTGAATATGCCGCAAAATAAAGACCATTCGCCCGAAAAATCAAGCCCTGATTTTAAGAGCAATTCAACCGAATATCCGCCAAGCATATATGACGAAGCTTTTTGGGTTTATGGTGTTGATATGAGCGAAGGCGGCAAATGAGAGATTACACAAAAATATCAACTTCGATTTGGAATAGTCGTAAGTTCACCAAGCTTTCAAGCATGGGCAAGCTGCTTTATCTCTATTTTCTGACCTGTCCGAACGTCAATTCTATTGGCTGCTTTGTTATCAAAGAAGGCTACGTTAAGGCGGACTTGGATTGGAACGGTAAGGAATACGAAAAGACTTTGAAAGAGCTTTCGGACCGTGAACTTGTCCGAACATTCGCTGAAGAAAACCTTGTCAGAATTATCAATTTTCTTGATTTTGAACAGTTCTCAAATCCGAAACATGCAGCCGGGGCGCTCAAAATTGCACTTAATTTGCCTGATTGTGTCGAAAAACACCATCTTTTCCAAAATATCAAAGCGACGGCTGACTTCCTCAAAAAAGCCAGTAATTACGATGAATTTGATAGGGTATCGGATAGCCTATCGAAACAATATCGAAACACAGAGACAGAGACAGAACCCGAGACAGATACCGAACCCCCTACTGACGTAGGGGCTGGCGCTGACGCTTCGCCCGCTAAGAAAAAGAAGCGAAAAACGGCTTGGCGGGATGGTTGGCGACCTAACCCGTTAAGCCAACATATGAACGACAAGCTCCAATTATCACAAGAAGAACTGAAACATGAATTCCAAAAATTTGAACAAAACTGTAAAGCGCATAACAGACAATATGTCGATTGGGATGCAGCGTGGCGAAACTGGCTCCAAAGTGATTATGGGACATACGGACGCCGGATTGCAGGCCAAAGCGGTCAAGGTGTTGGTGGCTCAAGCTCCAGCAGAAACGGACCGCAAGCTTCGGGGTATGGTGGGTCGTTCCAGCGTGAACTTGACAAGGGAAAATCACAAAGCGCGGTTGAAAGCTATATCGACGTCACGCCAAGCCCTGACGACGCTGACGGAACACTTCGCCTTGTCTTTGACGAAGACCCCTGAAGACCTCGCAAGCGCCTTCTGGCTGGACATGATGACACGCGGCCTATCATATCGAAACGACGGCGCTGACCTTGCTGACGCGAAGCGTGACGCATTTAAGCGCATGTTGTGCAAATATCCGCCTGACGTTGCCCGGGTTTGCTGTGAACGTCTGCGACCTGACGGCTGGTTCCCTTCAATCGACAAAGTTGAAATTGAAATCATTGAACTGCTGAAGTGGCGAAATGAGGTCTTCACGGCTCTTCTTGAAGGCGAAGTTTTGACCGACGAACAGCTTCGTCAAATTGAAATAAGGCGGCTTGGTTATAAGCTGTCAGCGGCGCTGAAGCTGTTTCCGATTTGGGACAATGGCAAAGAGCAAAGACAAGAACAATTTGAAGAGGCCAAGGCTACGCTTTCGAATGCGCTGCGTGAGTTCGTTGAATTTTGCCCGGAACCTGAAGATTTTATCGACAGGCGCAGCGTCGCAAGCGCTGAAGAATATCTGAAATCTGAACTGGTTCCTTACCCTTACAAAATTGAAACAGCTAAAGACCGCTCTGAACGATTGCGTCAGCGCGACCTTGAACACGAACAACGGAAGGCTGAAGCCATAGCCAACCTTGAAGCGGCGATTGAAGACGACATGATTGCTGAAATTGAAGACCAAAAGCACATATGATGACCTATAGCGAAACAACACAGCGACCAAAGAAGGCCCGGAAAGAGCATGTTTGCGACGAATGCAAGACGACTATCGCCAAAGGAACGGTTTACATTGGCAACAGCAGCGTCATTGACGGCAAATATGAGCCCATGCGACGCCATATGGACTGCATCGCCGCCGCTGACCTATTGGACGCTGAATGCACTGTGAGCGGAACTTATAGCCGCTTTCTGCTGACTGTCCTGATTGCGAAAAACCCGGACATAAAACCCAAATTAAAAGCTCTGCTGGTTGACTTCCCTGAAGTGTTGGCGCGGCTGAATGCAGCATTATGAATAAATTATCTTTACTTGATTTGTTTTCAGGAATTGGAGGCTTCAGCGTTGGTTTTGAGGCAACAGGTGGATTTGAGACAGTCGCATTTTGCGAAATTGAAGAGTTTCCGCGAAAGATATTAAATAAACACTGGCCTAACACGCCAATTTACAAAGACGTAAGGGAACTAAACCGTGAAAAACTTATTGCCGATGGAATTGCCAAAATCGACGCGCTCACAGGCGGCTTCCCCTGCCAAGACATCAGCCTTGCTGGAAAGCAGGCGGGAATTAACAGCGAAACAAGAAGCGGGCTTTGGTCAGAATGCGTTCGTCTTGTTGGCGAATTACGACCCAAAATCGCAGTCTTTGAGAACGTCTCAAACTTGCTTTCTGGCCCTAGCGAACAACGAGGGAGGTGGTTTAGCCGAATACTCTGCGATTTGGCCGAGGTCGGGTATGATGCAGAATGGCACTGTCTGCCAGCTTCCTTCATTGGTGCATGGCATAAACGGGACAGAGTTTGGATTATTGCCTACCCCAACAAAGTCAGAATGGAAGGGCGCGCCTCGACACCGATACTACGGCAGCGACACTTACAAATCGAACTTGTGCGAAGCTTTGAGGCTTGGCCCGGAAGACCCAATTTACCCACACCCGTCTTTTCTCGAACGCATGATGGGGTTCAAGATAGGGTGGACAGAACTATGAGCCTTGGAAACGCAATCGTTCCAAGCATTGCGGAGATTATAGGACACGCAATTTTAGAAGAATTCAGCGGAATAATCCGCGAATAACGCCACGAAAGGAAATAACATGGCAAAAACGACTAAACCAATGATTAAGGTTTCAATAATCGCATACATTCCCGCGCCGGATATGATGGACCGGGACAGCTTCGAAGCCTGTCACAATAAGCTGGAAAAGATTGAAAGCTTCATTCGTGAAGAGGCGACGGAAGTCGCGCGCTTCGCAAAAGACCCGGTTGGGCGACAATACGACGTTGAAGAGCCCAAGGCCGCTGAAGCAGCGCCAAAGGCTGAAGGCAACGCAACCACTGCTGCGCCCTCACTTATCGGTTCAAATGTTCAGCCTGCTTCATGGGCGACAGAAGAGGGAACCGTTCAGCTTGGCGACGTTGTTTCAGCGGCGCGCCTGAAGGCCAGTCTGTCGATTGAAGAGTGGAACGAGCAGGACGAAAGCGCCCGCGAAGCTCTGATTGCTGACATGGTTGAAGAAATGAAACTGAAGCCTGAAGATGCAGAATAGGCGCAAAAGCCTGTTCTGGCCGCTCACATTGGCCGCGTTTCTCGCGGTCATTTTGGCTATCATTTTCGTGTAGCCACACCATTAAACCCTGAAAGGAAAACACAATGGATAAAATATATGGAACAGTGAAGTTCTTCGATAAAGGCAAAGGTTTTGGCTTCATAGCGCCCGACGCTGGCGGCTCTGACGTGTTCGTTCATATCTCTGCTTTGAAAAAATCAGGATGCCCGGAATTGTCTGAAGGTGACAAGGTTTCGTTCCTTGTTACGCGCGGCAAAAAAGGCAAAGATGAAGCCAGTTCAGTCGCGTTGCTTTCGTAATGGACTGGAAAAGCGTCATAGCAAAGCTTGACGAGCTTTCAGACGACCATTCGCGGGAAGCGTCCATTATTAAGGATGCTTCCCCTGTATTCGCAGAGCGGCTTATTGCGCGCGCTCACAACTGCCGTGATTTATCAACGGCCCTTAAAGCAGGATTAAAAAAAATGAAATATGTAAAAAAACCAGTCGTCATTGAAGCGATTGAAGCAATTAAAATTGCTGAATTTATAGCTGAAGCAGGAACTAACATTCCTGAATGGGCGCAGGACGCAGTTATGGAAAAGACGCTTTATATGTCCGCTGACCCTAACGACGCAACGAAGAAAATGCTGACTGTAAAGACGCTTGAAGGCCATATGGCGGCAAATTATGACGACATGATTATTCGCGGAATTAAGGGCGAAATATACCCCTGCAAGCCTGACATTTTCGCTGAAAGCTATGACGTTTTTGACGAAAACGACATGCCTGAAGGCTACCCTCGCGCCAAACAAGCGAACATGGGTTAGTTGTGTCAGAGGCTATACCAGACAGAGTTTGCGTTGACGCAGACAGTGAGTTTTTCCACCCTGACTATAGGCGGATTGGCGTGAAGTTTGACGGCAAAGTTCGCCCTGACGACGTGCAAGAATACTGCATGTCTGAAGGCTGGATTAGAAAACAGCTTAGAAACTCGCAAGGTCGCTTGATTATGGAGCGCGGAAAAGCCAGAACCGTTAAATGGACAGGAAAGGTCGAAGCTTTTTGGCGCAGATAAAGTCTTTCCCCTTCGCCTGACAATTACCATTCACGCAGGCGATTGACTTGGCCCCGCTTCGGCGGGGCTTTTTTATTGCTTTTTCATAACGCCGCATGTTATGGGAAACTTCAGTGGAAGTTGTGCACAAGCTTTCCCGCCGCACATGAGCATAGGCCGCTAAAAAATGGGCTTCGCGATTACAGAGGTGCGTTAGAACTGTGACTGCCAAGAGAGTGTGGCAAGACCATGCGGTGGCCAACGTCTTCAAACTTCTGACCACCAAAAATTCGAATGCCCTTAGCGGCTTATAGTCAGGCGACAGACTTAACAACGCGAAGTGAATGGTTAAGGCCCGCTAAGTTGTTCAGACGGAAGCGGGCTTTTTCTTTGCCTCAAATTGACAAAAAAAACGCGACCCGCTAACGCGGGTTGAAATCAATCGCTGAAATCTCAAACAGGAAGCGAATAAAATGACACAAAACACACCCGACAACATATCGAATAGCGATAATGAAAAGCCTGAATTAGCAGGACAAGAGCAGAAAAAAGACACACGTTTCAAAAAAGGTCAGTCTGGCAACCCCAAGGGACGCAAGAAAGGTTCTCGAAATAAGATAACGAAAGCCTATCTGAACGCGCTCCGAAAGGACTTCTTGGAGCATGGCGAAAGCACGCTGAAGAAGGTCAGGGAGAAAGACCCTAAAGCGTATATGAAGCTTGTCGCTGACCTTGTTCCCAAAGAGGTTGACCTTGACCCGCAAGGCAATGGCGACGTTTCGCTGTATATCGTGAAATCATTTGATGCCGTCCCTGAAGCGAGTGACGACGAAAAATAATGACCGTCGTTCGCCTTCCAAACAACAACTGGCGTCCGCGTAATTATCAGCTTCCGTTTTGGAATGAATGGGTTGTGAATGGCAAAGACCGAGCCATTGAAATCGCTCACAGACGTTGGGGCAAGGACGACATTGTTCTGCATGGCAGCGCGATAAAGACGCAAGAGCGCGTCGGGAACTATTGGCATTGTATGCCGCTCTATAAGCAGGCCCGGGTTGCGCTGTGGAACGGCATAAACGCCCATACGGGCAAGCGCCGCATTGATGAAGCCTTTCCAATGGAACTGCGAGCTTCGACCAGCGACAGCGACATGATGATTAAATTCAAGAACGGTTCGACATGGCAGTTGATAGGCTCTGACAGCTACAACAGCTTAGTCGGCGCAGGAACGGCGGGAATAAGCTTTTCAGAATGGGCGCTGTGTAACCCGTCAGCTTGGGCTTACTTCCGCCCCATGCTTGAAGAAAACCAAGGATGGGCGACATTCATCACGACGCCGCGCGGACGCAATCACGCAAAGCGCATGTTCGACATTGGCCGCAACAGCAAGCGTTGGTTCGCTGAAGTCAGCAGCGTTGACCAGACTGGCGCATTGACCAAGGCCCAACTGGACGAAGCGCTTCAAGAATATGCGGCGGTTCATGGTTACGACATGGGCTTGGCGCTGCTTCAACAAGAATATTATTGCAGCTTCAACGCAGCCATTCCCGGCGCTTACTACGCCCGCGAAATGCTGGCTGTCAGAAACGAAGAGCGCATTACAGCCGATTGCATCGCTGTCGAAGGCCAGCCCGTTCACACTGCATGGGACTTGGGCGTTTCGAAGGGCGCGCTCTGCATATGGTTCTTTCAGGTCGTTGGTCAGCAGATTTACGTTCTTGACGTGATGGTGACGGGCGACCTTGGCATTGACAACGCGAAAGATGAAATCCTGAAGCGGCGCGAACTATACGGCTGGACTGCTGGCGTTGACTTCGTTCCGCATGACGCCCGCGTTCGTGAATTAGGCGCACCCGGCGCGCGGACAAGAGTTGAAACAATGCGCGCTGAAGGCCTGCGTCCGTCCATCGTTCCACAGCAAACGCTTGACGATGGTCGCAACGCTGTCAGACAGACTTTGCCCTTCTGCGTGTTCCATCCGCGCTGTGAAGAAGCAGGCATTGCAGCGCTTGAAGCCTATCACCGCGAATGGGACGACGACAAGAAAACCTTCCTGAATAGAGCGGTCCCGGACTGGTCTTCGCATCCCGCCGACGCCTTCCGCTATCTGTCAATCAGTTGGAAATCAGTTGAAAAAGCTTTCAAAAAAGACAAGAGAGTTCAACCAAGCGGCACTGTTATTCTTCAAGGCGCGCCAAAACCAACCAGTTCAAAAAGGATTAGGTTATGAACGAGAACCAAGACACAGAGCAAAAGCGCGTTGATTTTGGGACATCGCAACACTGGAAAGAAGCGCTGCAAGACAGCTTCAGCGCCTTCGAAGATTATCACTCGAAATGTGACAGCATAGCCAAGCTATATGCGACGCTGAAAGGCGGCGAAAGCACTGAACGGGAATTCAAAATCTTCTGGTCTAACATCGAAGTTCTGAAGCCGTCAGTTTATGCCCGCCCGCCTGTCCCGGTTGTCGTTCCGCGCTTTAAAGACCTGAAAGAGCTTCCGCGCACTGCTTCTGAAATGCTTGAACGGACGCTGATAACGAACTTTGAACTGCAAGACCTCGACTACACAATGAAAATGGCGCGCGACGATTATCTTCTGTTTGGTCGCGGCATTCTTTGGAACCGTTACAAGTCTGAAGGCGGCGAACCGACTGTTTCCAGCGACGACGCCAAGGTTGACTTCAGCGAAAGCGCTATTGTCGAACACGTTTCACGTCGTGATTTCCGCCATGACCCGGCGCGCAAATGGTCAGAAGTTGGATGGGTTGCCAAGCGCTCTTATCTGACGAAGCCGAAATTCATTGCCCGATTTGGTCAGCAATTTGCGTCTGTCGAAGCCAAGAAGGTCAAGGACAATGACGACGAAGCTTACGGCGAAGCCAAGGTTGAAGTTTGGGAGATTTGGGACAAGACGACGAAAAAGGTCATTTGGGTAAGCCCTGCGTCTGAAGTTATTCTTGATATGCGCCCGCCTCATTTACAGCTTGAAGGCTTCTTTCCATGCCCGCGCCCCTGCTATGGCTCACTGGTTGAAAACACGCTTATTCCCGTTCCTGACTTCGTTTACTACAAGGACCAAGTTGAAGAGATTAACGAACTGACGGCGCGCATTTCCAAGCTGTCTGAAGCGCTCAAAATGAAGGGCTTTTATGCGGCGGGCGAAAGCGAGTTAAAGGACGCTATCGAAGCGGCTATTGCGAATGAAAGCAACAGCGCCGTCCTTGTCCCGGTTTCGAATATGGCTGCGTTGGGCGGGAAATCGCTGAAAGACAGCATTGTTTGGCTTCCTGTCCAAGAGGTCGCGGGAATTATCCAAGTTCTTATTGGTCAGCGTAAGCAGCTTGTTCAGGACGTTTACGAAATCACTGGCATTTCAGACATCGTTCGCGGCGCGACTGACCCGAACGAAACAGCTTCAGCGCAGAAGATTAAGGCGCAATGGGGAAGCGTCCGCATTCGTGAGCGTCAGGGCGAACTTGCCCGTCTATCGCGCGACACAACGCGCATAATGGCTGAAATCATGGCTGAAAATTATCAGCAGCAGACGTTCGTTCACATGTCGCAAATGGACGTTCAGACTGACGAAGCTGTTCAGCAGCAAGTTCAGCAAATCCAACATGGCGCACAGCGACACATTCAGCAGCTTCAGCAGCAAGCGCCGCAACAGATGCCGCAACAGGGCCAAGGTCCACAACAGCCGCCACAGCCACAGCCTGAACAAATCATGCAGCAAGTTCAGGCCAAAGTCGCGGAGCTTCAGAAGACCGTCACCTTCGAAAAGGTCATTTCACTGTTCAGAAGCCAGAAGGCCCGGGCGTTCCTTATCGAAATCGAAGTGGACAGCACAATTCAACCTGACGAAGACGCTGAAAAGCAGCGCAGGACGGAATTCTTGACTTCTGTCGGCGGCTTCGTGTCTCAAATCTTGCCAATGGTTCAGAGCGTTCCACAGACAGGCGAATTCGCCGCTGAAGCGCTCAAGTTCGCTGTCGGCGGCTTCCGGGCTGGTCGTCAGCTTGAAGGTGTCATTGAAGAGATGTCAGACAAGCTGAAGCAGCTTTCCAAGAAGCCGCAACAGGAAGGTCCGACGCCCGAACAAATCGAACAGGCCGTGGCTAAGAGTGTCGAAGGGAAGCGTGTTGAAGTCGAAGCCATTAAAGCCAAGGGCGCGGCTGATAAAGCCCAACTTGAACTGCTGAAGGTTCAGCGGGAAATGAACACACCGCCGCCAGCAACGCCGCCAGTCGATAACAGGCCGCAAATCGCTGCGAACAATCTGAAGCAGCAAGAATTGGCTATGAAAGAGCGCGTTGAAAAGCAGAAGATTGCGGCCAATATCGAAGTGAAGCGCATTGAAATCGCCGCGCAAGCCGCCATGAAAACGACAGAGAGCCAGCAGGCGCAGACGCTTGAAGCAATCCCTCAAGAGCCCACCCCGGACCCTATGGCAGCAGTCGCGCCAATGCTGGAGCGCTTGACACAAATGGTCGAAGAACTTACGGCGGCACAAACGGCCCCGAAACAAGTCGTTCGTGACGGCGCTGGAAATGTTGTGGGGATTGAAACAGCACGAAGAGGATAACCAGCATGGCTTCAGCAACTAAAACAGAGATTATTGAAGCCCTGATTTACGCCCTTGATGAAATTGGTTCGCGCTCTACGCCGCCGATTGACCTACAAGACGAAAACGAAGTGACGCCGGAATTCGTCAAAAAACATCATCTTTTATTTGACCCGCTTTCACGCGAAATGGATATGGTCCCTGAATGGTTTTTGGTTCACGCGGACACAATCAAGACAGGCCTGAAAAGACTGAAGGGCTAGAAAATGGCGACGATTACAGTCAACACGGACCAAAACTATTCCGCCCTGACGACGCTGGTTGATAATGATATTATCTCGCTTACAGCTTCAGCCCGCCTGACAATCGACACTTCAACAGTTGACGTTCGTCGTTGGGATTGCATCACAGACGGCGAGTTTTACGTTGAAAACACAACAACAACGCCGCGATTTATTCACGTCGGTTCGACAGGGACAAACCCAAGAATTCGACTTGAAGCTGGCGGGCGCTGGACCTGTCGCGGCGAACTTATCACAATCGGAACCAGCGACGGAACCGCAAACCAGACGTTCACATTGCCAACTGACGGCGCTGAAGAATATGGCCTTTTAGGTGGCGTATTCGTTGACATGCCGACGCCTGACACGCTTCTTTTGACGCCTGAAGTTGAAGTTCCGCGACTAATGGCGCGCGTTGAAGACTTGACGAATGCGCTTGGACACGAGCGCCGGGGCGCTGTTTTTGAACATGACATTGCGAATAATCGCATTGTCTTTGGTGACGGAACTGGCGGCTGGATACCGCCAAACGGCGCGGTCATTAAAGTGCCAAACATTCAAATCAAATGCACGAACACAAGCACTGCGCAGCCTATATTTGACCTTGCTTTGTCTGGTCGTTTGGATTGGGACGGCGTGTCTATTTCAGGTGGAACGACTGACGTAACCACAATGAATTGTGACTTCGATAACGGCGCTGGTCAGACGCTAAAGAATTGCTGCATTCACTCTAAGGACACGACACCTATAAACTTCAACGTCAACGCCGGACGTGTGACGCTTGAGAATGTCGTTCTGTCAGTCGAAAAGGAACTGATTGTTTCGGCTGGCGCGGTCCCGCCTTCAGTTTTAAATCTTTTCTTAATGAGCCGCTATAACCTCAATAATGATTACGGCATTGAATGCTTCAATAATACGGGCGGAACTTTTGACAATATCGTTGTCGTGCAAGGCGATATGAGCAACGGAAGCGCCTCAAGGGGCGCATGGGCTGGTTCGTCGCAAAACGTCACTATCGGGCGTCTTTGGACGGCCTCTTATAATCCAGCCTGTTACTTCGCAACGGGCGCTTCAAACTGCGTTTTGAAAGAGCTATACCCATGCGGGCGTGGTTCGAGGTCGCAAGGTTTGCCAAGCACAAAAACAGCCGTTGTCAGAACAACAACCGCCAGCAACATCACGGTTGAAAACATCATTAACGACATGACGATTGCTGAAGGCTACATGTCGCACCGCGAAGCGTTGATGTATTGCACGGCGGGCTCCAAAGACGTGACGCTTTTACAGGCGACGCATAACGCGAACGGTCAGCTTGACCATATTACGAATGAAAGCGGCTCAAACACTCGCATTGCAAATGTGACGATTGAAGGGCAGTTGTTGAACAAGGTTTCAGAGCTTCAAACCGCCAGTTCTGGCATGAAAATGTATAACCTAGAATTTGAAGACACGCAGACAAACGGAACGTCAACTGAATTTGGCTTTGGGACGCAATACCTTCATTCAATGGTTAAAAATCGACTAACGA